ATCAGCAGGAAATGCAACTGAAGTTATGTCATGGACAGACCAGTTAGAAAACAATTTGGTTCTTGCTAGTGCAGGGGCAAATTTTTATGGTGGTCTAAACAACATGAAATTTCCAGTTTTTTCAAGTATAAATTCAGGGTTCGTTGCTGAAACTGGTGGTTCTGCACCTGCTGCAAATGGAACTGCAAGTTCAATTACATTATCACCAAAGAAAATGATTTCTATTGTTAATGTATCTGCTGAAGCAATGGCACAAAACACTGGTCTTGAAGCTGCTTTAAGAAGAAACATGGCAGCTAATATTGCATCTACTTTAGAGAGTGCATTATTACAATCTGATGGTGATGTTTCAAATGGTCCTGAATCAATCTTTAGAGATGCTGCAACTGGTCCTACAACTGCTTTTTCTGCTGCTAGTGCGGTTAGTATGGAACAAACATTAATTGCAAATGGTATTAATTTACAGGGTGCAAGAATGGCATATTTAATGGATGCTGATGCTTATGCTGCTGCAAAAACTGCGGTTCAAGTTACTGGTGTATCTGCTTTATATGACAATATAGACAAGTCTGTAAATTCATATTTTTCATTTGTTTCAGGAAATGTTGCATCTGATGGAACTGCGGATAAAGCACACGTTTTATTTGGAGATTTCTCAAAATGTCACATTGCACAGTTTGGAGGTTTAGATATTTTATTTGACCCATACACAAACGCAGGAACAGGAGAAGCAAGAATGGTTGTGACATCACTTGTTGATGGAAATGCGGTTCAAAATGATACTGCATTTGTTCAGTTATCTGAAGCATAATTAATATTATTTTATTTGAATAAGGGGGAAGGGTTTTTGCCCTTCCTTTTTATTTTTTAATACAAAAAAAGATAATGGCTAGACTAACCAAAACAACAACAGGAACAGAAATTTTAACAACTGCTGAAGCTAAAACACATTTAAGAGTTACACATTCTGCGGAAGATACTTACATAGCAACATTAATAAAAGTTGCACAATATTATGCGGAAAAGTATTGTGGTGGTTCATTTACTGAATCAACTTATGAAATGACAATGGAAGCATGGAATGATGTGTTTGTTTCAAATGCAACTTTAGGAACAACATCTAATTTGTTAAAATCTTACACTTATCCTGTTGGTGGTTATTATTCGCCATATACAGGTTTGGCACAAATTCTTTTACCTAAAGCACCAATAAGTTCAGTTAGTCACATAAAATATTATGATTCTGATAATTCTTTACAAACTTGGGCATCTTCAAATTATAATGTTATAAATCCTGAAAATCAAAAAGGTTTTATAGAAGTTGCGGATGGAAAAAATTTTCCTAGTTTATATGCTAGAGCAGATGCAATTAAAATAACTTTTGTGAATGGTTATGGTTCAAGTGCATCAGACGTTCCAGAAACAATTAAACAAGCGGTGTTGTTAATAATTGGAAGTTTATATGAAAAGAGAGAAGATACAGTAAAAAGAATGCCAACAACATCTGAATTTTTATTAGAACCATATAGAATTTTTGAATACTAATGAAAGAAGGTTTATTAAAAGCAGGTGAATTAGATACTTATATAACTATCTATCAATTAACAAGAACGCAAGATTCTTATGGTGGTTATTCAAATAGTAGGTCAACATTAAAAAGTGTTTGGTCTAAAATTGTTCCACATAAAGGAACAGAAAAAGTTGAAGATGATACTGTGACAGGAACTTTAAAAGTTGCTTTTTTAGTTCGTTGGGATTCTGATTTGCAATTAGATTCTGCAAGTATTTCACCGCAAAGAAAATTTCAAATTTACTATTTAAGTAAATATTGGGAATTAGAAAGCACAGAATACAATGGAAGGGGAAAAGGAATAGTGTTTAATTGTTCATTTAAAGATGACGGAAGATTAGATTAATATGGCAAAGTACACATCAAATAAATATGGCGGTGCAGGAATTGGGGGTTCAATTGACGTTGAAGGTTTAGAGAAAGTAAAAAGAATAATGAAAGACAGTATGCAAGATGCTAAAAAAAGAAGAACATTATTGAAGGCATTAAGGCATGGGGCTATTCCAACAAGAAAAGCAATGAAAATAGGAACACCAATTAAAACAGGAAATTTAAAATCATCTATTGCTACAATAACTGGAAAATCAGGAATGGACGGAATTAGTGCAACATCAGTCACAGTTGGTGCAAAAGTTCAAAAAAAAACTAGATATGGTTTTGCAAAAAAAATAAAAAATGATGGTTACTATATTGGTTGGGTTGTAAAAGGACATAAAAAAAGAGGTGGTGGAGAAACAAAAGCAAATGATTTTATAACACCTGCATTTAATTCAACCAAAGATATTGCAACAAAAAGAATTGTTGACAAATTAGTTAGAGATGTATTAGAAAAAAATTGGAAATGAGTTTATCAAAAGCTATATATAAAATATTATCTAGTGAAACTGATTTGATTGCAGAAACATCAACTAGAATATTTCCCTCGGTCATTCCGCAGAATGTTGATTATCCTGCATTGATGTACGAAATAAATTCACAAGACCCTATTTATGTAAAAGACAGAAGGCATAAAAAAACTGAAGCACACATTGTTATTGGTGTGCATGGAAAAACTTATTCATCAGTTCAAAATATAGCTGATATTGTGATTTCTACTTTAGAAAAATATAAAGATGTTACTGATTTTGCAATTCCTGAAACTGGAATTTCAGGAGTTCCACAAACTGGGGGATGTTCAATTGTTGAAGGTTATTGGATTCAAGAAGTGTTTTTTGATAATAGTTTTGATTTGTTTGATGAAAAATTAAGAGTGTTTGAAAAGTATATTGAATTTGATGTTAGATTTTTAAACAATCCTTCATCTATGGGTGCTTATGCTTGGTATGGTGGCACAATACAGGGTTTATTAAGCACAAATTCAACAGTTAGAACATTACCAACTAGCGATGGAAATGCAATTGCTTTAGCTTATAGTGGTGCAGGAGATTCAAGTTTAAATTTAACACAGGGTTCAGAATCAGGTGCATCCGCAAAACCAACATATAGAACAGATGGTGCTTTAAGATTTGACCAAGAATCAGGCACAGACCCTCAAGCAAGACTAGAAGTTGCAGCAACAGATGGAATTAATTTTACAAATGGTTGTACTATTTTTATGGTATTGAAAAAAAATGCGGTTAATAATACAACAATTTTTCCAATTTTTGCACCTGCAATTAGTGGAGGTGTTAGTTCATCTTCAATAAGAATGGTAGATATTGAAGCAACTAATTACGTTTTTATTCAAATAGGTGGTCAATTAGCATTAAATTTAGGGGGAACAAGTGTTCCTTCTTTTGAAAACAAAACTTACATTGCTTATTCTTGGGGCAAAACTGGTGATGAATCTGGAGAGTACCAAATTATTGACCCTTTAGGTGATGTTTTATATCAATCAAAAACAACTTACAACCCTTATTCTGCATCAGGTGCAGGAACTTACAGATTTAAAATGTTTGGAATAACCTCTGGTGGTTTAGGAACATTTGATTTATTTGATTGTGTAATGTTTGATAAAAAATTAACTTTTGGCGGTGGTCAATATAACAGAATAAAAGATTATTTACTAAATAAACATAACTTATGAAAAAATACACAGTAACATTTATCAAAGATATACCTAACACCAATCGAAAAAAAGGTGATAAATATGGTCCTATAAATAAAGAAGGATATATAAATTATTTAAATCAAGGTTGGATTGAAGATGAACATGGATTAGCAAAAACAAAAAAGAAACAAAAACCAAAGGTTGAAAAAACAAATTTTGAAGATTAATTAATAAAAACAAAAAAAAATGGCGACAACAGGAATTTTTAACGGAACTAGCTTAGTTCTATCAATAGACCCATCAGGCGGTGGCGGAGCAACTTTATTAGGGGCTTCAACAAGTTGTTCAGTAAATTTTACACTAGACACTTTTGAAACAACTAACAAGGATTCGGCTCACAGAAAATCTTATTTACCAGCTGCAACAGGATTTACAATGGATTGTGAAGCATTTTACACAACAGATGAAGCAAATGCTCCAGATGATATAATGAGTGCTTTAAATGCAAGAACATTAGTTGATGTTGAATTTAATGAAGCATCAGACACAACAGGTGATTTTAAATATACAGGAAAAGCATATATCACAAGTTGTTCTTTAAATGCACCAAATGAAGATGCTGCTACTTATTCTATAAGTTTACAGGGTTCAGGGGCATTAACTATTGTTGCAAACTAATACTATTGTTTAGCTTTGTTTTTAATACTATATTGAACAAAAATTATATAGTATGACAAAAGAATTAAACAAACTGGCTATTGGTGGTCAAATGCGACCTGTTCACTTTGGCTTTGCTACATTATCTGAATGGTGTGATTTATGTAACATGACACTAAACGATATTAGTAAAATGGGGAATGATATGCCAATATCAACTGCAATATCAATGGTTTATTGTGCTTTAAAACATGGTGCAAGAAAATCAAAAGTTGCATTTAATTATACAACAGATGATGTTGCAGATTGGTTAGATGATGACCAAAATGCTTTGGTAGAAACAATGGATTTATTTACTAAATCAATGAGCAAAGGGAAAGAGGAAAAAAAGGCGAAGGGGGTAAAATAAATGCCCCCCAAACCTTCGAATCCTTACTTGAAATAGCATTGGGGAAACTTAATATGAAAGAAAATGATTTTTGGGATAT